CTACACTTAGCTAAGAGGGAAGTTTGAATGAGTAACTTTTTAAGAGAGCATTTGACGTTCGACCGCGCTCAGATAGTAGTCGAAAACACAAACGAAGGCAAAGATCTTTACATGAAAGGTATTTGCATACAAGGTGGCGTTCGCAACGCTAATCAGCGAGTGTATCCTGTAAATGAAATAGGCAGGGCTGTCAAAACTCTCAACGATCAGATAAGCGGAGGTTATAGTGTTCTCGGCGAAGTTGATCATCCAGACGGACTTAACATCAATATAGACCGCGTAAGTCATATGATCACAGAAATGTGGATGGACGGCCCAAACGGCTATGGCAAGTTAAAAGTACTACCTACCCCTATGGGACAGCTAGTTAAAACAATGCTTGAAAGCGGAGTTAAACTAGGTGTTTCATCTAGGGGTTCTGGTAATGTTAAAGAAGATGGCAGCGGCGAAGTAAGTGACTTTGAAATCATTACAGTAGACGTTGTTGCCCAACCCAGTGCTCCAGGGGCGTATCCAACGCCCATCTACGAGCATTTAATGAATGCCCGTGGGGGGTATAAGGCATACGAACTAGCACAGGCAACAAAAGAAGATCAAAAGGCCCAGAAGTATCTTAAGGAATCGCTGATTAATATAATCAGCAAGCTCCGATAAACAAGGAGAAAAATATGTTGGATGCACTAAAAACACTTTTTGAGAATGACGTAGTTTCTGAAGAAGTACGTGCTGATATTGAAGAAGCTTGGAATGCAAAAATCAAAGAGAACAAGCAGCAGGTAACTGCTGAGCTTCGCGAAGAATTTGCACAAAAGTACGAACATGACAAGCAAACAATGGTGGAAGCTATTGATTCGCTTGTAGAAGAGCGACTTCAAGCAGAAATTTCCGAGTTTGCAGAAGACCGCAAACAACTAGCTGAAGCAAAAGCAAAATATGCAGTAGCAATGCGCGAAAACGCAGAACTAATGAAAGGTTTTGTTTTTGATCAGTTAGGAAAAGAAGTTTCTGAACTACACGAAGATCAAAAAGCTATGGCAGATAAATTTGCCCAACTTGAAGAATTTGTAGTTGAAGCACTTGCAAGAGAAATTGCAGAGTTCTACGAAGATAAGAAAGATTTAGCAGAAACTAAAGTACGCTTAGTACGTGAAGCTAAGGATCATCTTGCTAAAGTTAAAACAAACTTTATTCAAAAGAGTGCAACTTTAGTATCCGAAACAGTTGAAAAGACTCTTAACAAAGAGATTGGACAACTCCAAGAAGATATTGAAGAAGCACGTAGAAACGATTTTGGAAGAAAGCTATTTGAAGCATTCGCAGCTGAATATTCAAACAGTTATCTAAACGAAAAATCAGAAACAGCAAAACTTCTAAAAGTTGTTGCAACAAAAGATGCACAGCTAGCAGAAGCAAAAGCATTTGCAACTAAGGCTAAGCAATTAGCAGAAGCTCAGGCAACTGAGAAGAAGCGTTTAGTCGAAGCAGCAGAAAGAAAAGACGTGATGAACGAGCTCATTGCACCATTAAGCAATGATCAACGTGAAATTATGATAGACTTACTGGAATCAGTTCAAACACCTAAATTACGTACACAGTTTGAAAAGTACCTACCGGCAGTAATAGACGGTAAAACTCCAGCAAAGCGCAAGGCACTAGTAGAAGGCACAGAAGTCACAGGCAACAGAGATTCACAAACAGTTAGTAGTAAAGCAGACGATAGTAATGTTGTTGACATTCGTCGTTTAGCTGGATTAAATTAAGGAGAAATATAATGTCAGAACTACTAGAAAGTCGCTGGCAGGAGACCAAAGGCGCCCTTCTTGAAGGCCTAGACGGCAACAAGAAATCAGTAATGGCTGCAACACTTGAGAATACTAAGCAGTATTTGTCAGAAGCAGCTACATCGGGTGCTACATCTGCCGGAAACGTAGCAACTCTTAACAGAGTAATTTTACCAGTAATTCGTCGTGTAATGCCAACAGTGATTGCAAACGAGTTAGTTGGTGTACAACCAATGACTGGTCCAGTTGGACAAATTCACACATTGCGTGTTCGTTATGCAGACGCTGGAGAGTTTGCTGCTGGAACAGAAGCTTTGAGCCCATTTGAAATTGCTCAAGGTTATTCAGCTAATTCTTCTAGCTCAACTGCAAAAGCTGCTGCTACAGCCGCTCTTGAAGGACAAGCTGGTAAGAAGTTAAGCATCCAGATCTTGAAGCAGACAGTTGAAGCTAAGACACGTAAGTTGTCAGCTCGCTGGACTTTTGAATCTGCTCAGGATGCACAGTCACAGCATGGTATTGATGTTGAAGCAGAAATTATGGCTGCTTTAGCACAAGAAATTACTGCTGAGATTGATCAGGAAGTACTAGGAAGCCTACGCTCTCTAGCTACAACTTCTGAAACTTACGACCAGGCTGCTGTAAGCGGTACTGCTACATTCGTTGGTGACGAGCATGCTGCACTAGCTGTTCAGATCAACCGTGTTGCTAACTTGATTGCACAGCGCACACGTAGAGGTGCTGGTAACTGGGCAGTTGTTTCGCCATTCGCGCTAACAATTCTTCAGTCTGCTACAACTTCTGCTTTTGCTCGTACAACAGAAGGTACATTTGAAGCGCCAACTAACACTAAGATGGTTGGTACACTAAACAATGCAATGCGTGTATACGTTGACAGCTATGCTGGCGACAACGCAGTTGTACTTGTTGGTTATAAGGGTTCTTCGGAATCAGATGCAGCAGCATTCTACTGCCCATACATTCCATTAATGAGCAGCGGTGTTGTACTAGATCCAGCTACATTCGAGCCAGTTGTCAGCTTTATGACACGTTATGGCTACGTTGAGCTATCTAACACTGCATCATCTCTAGGTAACGCAGGTGACTACTTAGGAGCAGTTGGTATTACAAATGCTAATGTTAGCTTCTCTTAATTGTTACATTAGAG